TTATTGACTTTAGTTTCACCCATTACTTACTCCCATTGTTTTTTAACATTTTTTGTAATTCTGTTGTAGAACCAACAAACAATGCATTGGTTACATTCTTTGGCCCTTTGTCTGGTAACTCTTTTAATTTTTGCATTTTTAAATGTAAGTCACCAAGTTTTTCTGTAACCTCTGCAACATTTTTTATGAGTTGTCCAGCAACTTCATAAGTTCTTGGATGTTCACTTTCTCTTGCAAGGTCTAATATACCCTCTATTGCATCTTGTCCTTTTTCAACTAATGAATAAAAGTTTTGTCTTTGATATTCAAAATCATTTTTTTCATTGTCTGTTTTCACAACTGGTTTAATATCTTTCACTCTTGCAACTTGTCCACCTACAATTTTATTATCTAATATTTCAGTAAACTTTGACATTAAGTAATTCCATATAGTTTAATAAATCCATTAGCAAAATTACCAGTGCTTGGATAAAATCTTAAACCATCTTGTGCTTGTGCTGTTGTTGAACTTCCAGCTATCGTATTACATATTAAATTTCCACCAGTAGACATAAGACTTTGTGACCCTATAACAGTTGTATAATCGTTTGCATCGTTAGGATTAACAATATAAAAAAATCCATTTACTGGAGTGGTTGTTGCACTTTGATTTGCAGACCAAGTTGCAGTATAATTAATATAACCTTGTGAATCATCTTGATACCTAGTAATTCCAGAGCCATGTCCAGAATTTGCAGTCATATGATAACCAGAACTTAATATACTTGCACCACTCATAAAATATAATCTTATAATCAAATTTGTACTTCTTTGTATATTATAAACACATTTATAAGAATCATATCCAGTCATTAATCCTTGGATTCGTACATCAGAAGATGATGATAATGTTGTACTACTCAACAATGTTAAACCACCAGCAGTACCAAATTCAAATGCATTTCCAGCATCATTAACTTTAAGTGCAGTACCACCAGAACCTAAAGTATTAATATTAAATAATCCAACTTTGTCTATGAAAGTATCGTTAAATAATATTCTATCATCTGCATTTGTACTAGAATTATCTGTACCATTTAGTGTTAAGAAATCACCTTTGTTTGCACCAGCACCATCTGTTCCATCTAATATAATTGAATCGTTTTGTTGCAGACCTAATTGTGTATCTGCATCTAATTTTTCTTTTGATATACTAGAGTTTGCTATATCAACAGCCTGTATTGATGCATCTGCAATAGCTCTACTTGGTAATGTTCTTATTGCCACTTTATTCTCCTACATTTATTTATCTGTTCCAGACTCAGAATCATAATTTTTCGCATCTGTAAAGAATGATGTAGTTTCATTAAATCCAAAGTTATCATCAAAATCTGCACTAACTGGGTCTGGAGTGACTGCATATCTTTGTTCTCTTTTTGGTGATTTATCTGGTAAATCTGTGTATTGGTCAACTTGCACAGATTTAATAATTGATTGTTTTGTGACTGGGCCATATAGATAAAACTTTGCAGTAAAAGATAATGTATAGATGATTGCTCTTCTTGATACAAAATCACCTTCATAATTATCTTCATAATCTATTCCAGTTAATACAATAGGAACATCTCTTTTTTGATTCATATCAACATTATCATTTATCGTGATTGTATATTCTGGTTGAAAAAATGGTAGTATTTGTTCTATGATTTGTAACGCATCATCTCCACTTTTAGACATTACAAATAATTGAAAATCAATATTATAAGGTACTGGCATAAATTGCGTTTCTAATTTTGATTTACTTCCACTACTAACTTTTTTCATTTTAGTAATTCTGTTTAGTTTTCTTGCTGGGTCATAAGAAATAGTAGATATCTCAAATGCAATTCTAGGTAAAGTAATTGCAGTTGATTTATTTAAACTTGCATCTTCTCTAATCCTAGTCAAAAACTTTTGTTTAGGGCCGTATGCAAGTGGAACTTTTAATGATTGCGTAACGACACCAGAGTTGTTCTTTTTAACAATCTGAATATTATTAAATATTGTTCCGAATGATACAACCATTTTTCTGATTGTTTCGTGATAAAATTGTTGTCCTAACATTATATCTCCTTACCAGCATCACCAAATGGATTTGACTCAGAAAAATCTAAGATGGTATTATCTAGTCTTTCAAATAAATCATTTTGAGCTTGTTCGTCTTGAGTTTCTATTTTAAAATCTTCATTAATTAAGTAATGATTATTTTCATTTATTGATGATACAGTTGCAGTGTAAACAGTTTGTTTACTTGTAATAACATCATCTTCATTTATCTGTCCGTTTATGTATTCATAGTAAAATTTATTATCTTCAATAAGTTTTATAATTGCAGTTGCACCACTTGTTGTTGTGATAACATCACCCTCTACAAACGCACCAGATTGATTTTTTACTATCATATAATATGTATCTGTTGTTTCAAGTAATACAGATGTTGAACCAAATTGTGTTTCTGTAATTAAATTATCACCAGCATCAGTTCCGTCAGAGTCTGTTCTATCTAATAATAATAAACTATTATCTTCAAGTGCAATCTCTTCAGTAAATGTTGATGTTTGCTCATAAGTAAATTGATGTGCAAGTGTATCTAAAGTTTCTGAATCGTCAATATTATCGAGTGTAGATATACCAGTGTTTATGTCTTCACTACCGTATTCAAATAATCTGCATTTAAGTTTATATACTGGATTAGAATCTAATTGAAAAAAAGGTTCATCATGGTCAACAAAACTTATTTCAAACATTTTATTTATGACTGGATGAAAAACTAAATCACCCTCTAGTGGTCTATCTGCATCCGTTACAGAATCTTCTCTTGTAATATATGATGTACCAGCTTCTATTTTTGAATCTAATGTTCCATCTTCTAAAAGAATAGAACCACCAGTTGCACTATCAGTTCCTTCTTCTATTGCAATCTGTTTTGTTAAATCTTGGAATCTCTCTTTATTTACAACAAATGTAATCTCATCTTTTATATCTAAACCAAATTTTGACACAAGTTCTTTTTCACCTTGCAAACCACCGTCTGCATCTTCAACATACATTTCTAATCTTTGGGAATCTTGAAATTTTGTGAGTGAATCTTCACCGAAAACATTATCTTCACTAATTATTGTTCTATTTACATAGAAACAATCGTGTCCAAATATTTGGATAGCTTCTTTGACTAAATCACTATACAAACTTCTTTCTGTCGCAATAGAAGTCTTGTTACCATCGTGAAAAAACTTATTGACTGCCATGGTTTAACCTTTATAATACATTGGTGGCAGTTCAAATGCTAACTGTATCTGTTCCTCTAACTTATTTACTTCTTCAATTGCTTGTGTGTAGATTTGTTCACCATTCATAGTGACACCACCCAACATTGCAACACCATTAAACTTTGATAAGTTTGCACCCCATTGTTTTTTTATAAGTGCAGTTGCATATCTTTTTAAAAACATATCATCATATATGTCTGTAAAAGTATCTGGGTTTAATTTTCTATAACACTCTATTAATAAAAAATCTCCATTATTAAAATCTTTTTCCATGTCTGCGTTAATATATAATCTATTTTGATGTTCTCTAAAATCTATTATATATTCACCAGTTAATATATGGTCAAGATAATCCAAATGTCTCATGGTCATTTCAAAATGAATTATTGAAGTAGAACTGAAATCATACAAGTCATTTAATCTTAATTGATATCTTACATCAAATAAGTTTTGTGTGATTTTATCTGTTAGTGGATAAACTTGTATTACTGATAATACAGAGTCTGGGATTGGAATATAATTCTCTTGTTGTAAAAAATCTGCTGTGATAGAACTATCAACTTTATCTGTTGCTGTTACTGCACTCTCGTTACTTCTCATTCTAGTAATTTCAGCTGTAGTAAGTTGATGTTTTAGATATACTCTCTCAATCCCATCATAATGATACTTTGCAAAGTATTGTAGTGCTTCATCTATTCTATCGTCTGCTTGGTCATCAGATACATTAATGTCTATAACACCTTTACCTAATGCTCTCAAACAATAATCTTTAAATGTAGATTTAGAAGTTGGAACTGCCATAATCAATCCTTTTATTATTATTTATAATAGAAAGAGATTATGTTCTTTTTTCTACTCCGTCAAGAGTAAGAAAACCTTTTGCATCATGTCCAGTTCTTACTTCTGAAATTTTTTCATTTTTTCTTGCATGAAAGGACATATTACCAGAAACACTTACTCTGAACCCTTTTTTACCCTTTAGTTCTGATAAATTAGGTTCTACTTCATGAACTGCCCACGATGGGAATATAATCAATCTGCCTGGAATCGGAGCCCAATATACTTCATTAAGTGTTTCTCTCTTTCTAGGTTTTTCTGGATTGTAAGGAAGTTGAACTGCAACTGCTTGTGCTCTAGGGTCAGAAAACCATATTTGTCCACAATTTTCTGGACACTGTAGATAATAAACGAAACTAAAATGTGAGCCTGGGTGAGTATGATTGCGATTGTGAGCACCAAACTGAGAAACATTTGCCCACATATTATCAATAACTGGTTCTGTCTTTGGATTTAAACCTAAAACATCATGTATTTGTTGACCAACTTTTAGTGCTTCTTTACCCATATCAACATACTCTTCTCTAGTGTGCATATCTACTGCACTATGCCAACCTCTTGAGTTAGAACGAACAATACCTTTGGTATCGTCATCTCTCCACTTGTAAATATGTTTCAACCATTTTTTATTTCTTTCTTCATAATTTAAAATGTCAATGAAATGAAATAAAGTGGGAAACCACATCTCACCACGAACTTTTCCTCTATCATTTAAAGGTATTTTACTTGCAAACTCTTCGTGATTCATTATATATAACTTGGCCCATGTATCCAACCCTCAATAGAATTTCTCACACCTTTCGTTACTTTGGTAACTCTCCAAGGAACAAAAGATGGAAAAATTATTATCTGACCTTTTTGTCTGAATAATTTATTATCTGTAGTCATATTCATTAATTCTATGTGACCACCATCATAATCTTTAGTGTCTGAAAGTTGTATAATAAATGTTAATTTTCTAAAAGGTGCATTGTTACCTATATCTAAATGATAGTTGTAAAAGTCTTTGTTCTTATAACAAACTATTTGAGGATTATCTGCTTGAAAAAATCCTGCTAGTTGCATCTTAAAGTTTTTTTCATTAGCTTGTTGTGCGAGTTCTAACACTTTTGTGTAAGGCCAACCTTTATCATTCATAGGTAAAGATTGTTGAGTTGCTTTTCTTACTTTTTTTAAAGAACTATCTATCCATAATTCTTTTACACATTCTTTTATAATTGCATCACATTCCTTTTCTGCAAAAAATTGTGAAGTTAGTATAGAAACAATATTTTTATTACCAACCAATTTGACTACATTCTGTTCGTCTGGTTGAACAATATTTTCTTGTTTTGGTTTTTCTTCTATTTTAGGAAGTTCGAGAGTATCAATCTCTGTGTCTGTAAATGAGTTCATAATTATCACCTTTTAATGTATTATACACTATTTTTTTTCAATGTCAAGTGGTTTTTTGATTTGTTCTACATCTTCTAAAGATGGTTTAATCAAAAATTGTTTTGTCCTATGTTTTTGTCCATTGAAAACTTTACCTTCTTTTGCATTTTGTATCCATTGATGTAACCTTGTAGACTTTGATGGTTTATATTCTTCAACCCAACCACCATCTAATTTTCTTCTTAACTTACCACCAGTTCTTGTTTTAGGCATTTTATTCCAATGAAAATGTTGTTTATTACTATTATTCAT